AACCAACTTTGAGTTGTTCAGTACAAACTCCTTCAATTCATCTTTGTTCATTCTTCTACTCCTGTCTGTTACTGTCTATGCTATAAATTATAGCAGAACAGTAATTAAATGTCAAACGTGATGACCTTTGATTTCACCCTTCAATGCACTAGCAATTGCATCTTCCATGGTGATTGCAATCATACCAGTAGCATCTATTCCCATATCACGACAGCGAAACTTTTCCATGCCGCTGGTACTACCGTGCAAATGACCATGCAAATGAACACTACCACGATGCATTTGGTCCCATTCTGCAATAGGGTAATGAAACATCACAACTTTAGTTCCATTGTAGTTGATGTCCAAGTAGGGATGTACTTCACCAAACTCTGCACGAAATTGAAAATCTTTTAACAGTTTCTTATCGTGATTACCCTCAACCAAAATCTTAGTACCATTCAGCCTGCGCATGTATTCGGTTGCTTTTGGAGCGGGCAAAAATGCCACATCGCCCAAAATATAAACAAGGTCAGCAGTGCCGATTAACGCATTCCATTCCTTGATCATGGCTTCATTCATGTAAGCCACATCATTGCGAAATCGTGCCCGTGAAACTGGGCAAAATTTCATGATGTTTGCATGTCCCCAATGTAAATCTGATGTTACCCATGTTTTCATTCTTTTTCTCTTTTCTTAGTATCTTGTTTTTGTGCTTGACGTTCTGTTTTCCAAAACACCCGCTTCCAATCTTTCAAGTGTTTCCACCATTGGGGAGCAGATGTTAGTTGACCTTGATGTTTATGAGCCATATTATTCTCCTACAAATTCTTTGATACATTCAAAACGTGTTACTGCTGGAACCCACATAAATTGTTCACGTTTACGCTTAACTTTTTCAAAATCAAAGTTAACCATAAACCAGTCTTTGTCGGCACTGAAAGCTACATCACGCATAAATTTTACAACGTGAACCCAACGTCCGTCAAATTTTGCAACTATCATAGCATCCACTCCTTATCTTCGTCTTGTCGCTCCTATGCGACTTGCCTTATTCCATGTGTATGCGACACCATCTGGACACTTGCCATCTACTACACTATCAACACCGAACATACCTACCATTTCAAAGTCTGCACTTTTGATGGTCACAAACTCGTTCATAGCCTTAGCTGTACTCATTGCTTCATTCAATGTCATCACATTGAATGTTATTGTTTTACCTATTACTTGATACATAGATGTATTATAGCACTACAACCATTTATTGTCAACATATGGAAATACCCGGCGAGCCGGGTATTTCTTTTGAATCATTGATTATTACATCAAATCGTAGCGACTATTCATCACAGCCTTAAGCATAATTGCTTCAGGACTAAATGCATCTGGGTCTGCACCCAATACACTAGCAGCAATCGCTGGGGAGAATCCTGATACAAGAGCGGTTCCACTCTTGTCAAACTCAACTGGAGCGTTTCCGCTAGCATTCAAGTTCCAGAAAACTACCTTAGGCAATTCGTATCCTGCTTCACTGTACTTACGTGCGATCATTTCCATTGCACTGTCATCATACTTAACGCAAGCGTTAAATTGCATGTCAGAGAAAATCATCAGTGTCTCAGGCATTTCTGCTTGTGATACCTTGTTCTTAACCGCAGTGCTAAGGATTTGATTGAACGCACCATGTAGGTTTGTACTCATTTCCCAATCTGAACTGATCATTTGATCAATCTTTTGGTTGATAGAACCCTTAAGAGTCACCAACTTGGTATTGTCGCTGAAAGTCAAGAAGCAGTCCTTGAACTTACCCTTGTTCTTGTCAGCAAAGTACAATCCCAATGAAACTGCAATTTCCAAACAAGTAGTGTCACCCTTTTTGCCTGCCTTGCTAGTCATAGAGCCACTAACGTCAACTAGAGGCAATACGCTAGCTTCACCAACATAGTTAGGCAATGCAGCCCATTGTGCTTCAATAGCACCCAATTCAGTAGCAGACCACTTGGTTGTACCGTAGTTACCGATACGACCCTTCAGTACATCATGCGGGAAGATTGCGTTAGCATTGATCTTCACACCTGCTTCGCCCTTAACTAACTTAGTGATGTACTCAGCATAAGTTGTACCGTGACGACCGAAAGCCTTCTTGTAACGACTATGCGCTACACTTGGAACGTGACTGTAGTTGATGTTATCCCAGTCATTTGCACACATTTGTGATTCAACAACGGTTGTCATACCAACCAAAGTCTTACGATATTGCTTTGGGCTCATACCGAAGAATTCACGAATTTCAGCCGCAATCTTGCCCTTACGTGGAGTCCACTTAGCAGCAAGACCATTCTTTTGACGCAAGTAGTCACCTAGTAATGCGTATGCAGTAGCCTTCATTTCCTTAGATTCAAAAACTAGCAAGTCATCAAACCTACCAAGTTCAGGCACCTTAGTGATAAGACGAGCAGCATCAGCTGGGTTAGTCTTTTCCAAGTGAGTCAACACTTGACGGAAAATTTCCCGTTCACCTGCGCCGCCACGGACATCACGTGCCCATTGAACAATACGCAATGCCAGATCGGCATTCTCAACGTAAGCTGCGGTGAATTGAGGGATAATGTTCTTACCACGACTTGCGCCGATGGTGTAGAATAAGTCAACACAGGCGTTAGCTGTTGACTGACGAGCCTTCATACCGTTTGTAGTACGGGCGGATTGGTTATTAACGGCTTCAACAAAAGTTGTCATTTTATTTTCCTTTTCAGTTTAGGGTTGATTAAAAATTAGTTGCTGTAACTAAACTTATGAATCTGTATTATATACAGAAAACGAGATTGTATCAACTATTTCGGGTAATTGATAAATAAGAGTGCGGGTCACGATGCGTCAACATCTACCCGCTCTAACAGTTGAAAAGGAACTATCAGCATGTCTATTTATAAACCTACGTGGCTTTGTGTTAAACAACATAGCGTCACTGGATTAAAATATTTTTGTAAAACTACTTGCAGTGATCATATTAAGTATCTAGGGTCGGGTAAATATTGGGCTAACCACCTCAACAAACACGGCAAACAGCACGTTGTGACTCTGTGGTCTTACAAGTTTGTTGATAAGACTGAATTATTTGACTTTGCAATTGCGTTTTCAGAACTATATGATATTGTTAATAGTGCCGAATGGGCCAACTTAGTAATAGAGGACGGGCTAATGGGTGGCGCAAGACCAAATTCATATTTTAATATTTTTAACAAACTTCCCAAAACTTCTGAAATTTGTGCAAGGATATCAAGAGGAACTAGGGGAATATCTAAAGTACGTAGCAATGTTACGAATCAAAAAATTGCAAATAGGCTTATTGGTAAGAAATCTAAATTTGGATTTGGGTGCGAGGTATTTAATATACGATATAGTTCAATCATAGCTGCTTGCAAATCTTTGGCAATAACTCGTTATGAATTTACAAAACTCGTAAAGAACGGCTCAGCATCTTTGATGTTAACCTAAATTTAACAGGATCGTTTTGTACTTTTTGTTTTAAGTGAGAAATCCAAACTCACGTTGATGGTCTTTGAAGTTATCGCCGACTATCGGCCATAGTTTTATGGTGTTGCTGAACCGATCCTAAATCTCGTTGTCTAAGCGTTTATTATAGCTTAGTTTCTTGTTGTTGTAAATACATTTTGGGTAAACGGGATGATTGTGTCAATTTATTTATTTTCTGGTCTGACCAATTATAACACTCAGACCCTATCAACAATTCATGTTGACTATTCACACTCGGCTTTCTGTAGTGAACACATAGATTGTCTTTCCAATCTGTCATACATTCCTTGAGCGTCTAGTTACCTAGAAGTATTGCTACTGTCCTACGACCGCTTTCTATGCAATTAAGTAAGTGGTTAAATGCTGTATTCATCCCTAGAATTATCATCGTACTTGTTTAAGGTACTCTCGGCCAACTAGGCCCTTTTCAATTTCCATCAATGCAGTAACGATTGGTCCTGCAGTTGTGGGTTTAGCTAGCTTAGACTTGTGCCCTCGTTTGAGTTCCCTAACCCTTGCGGTTGCGATTAGAACCATTTCAAAACGATTACCAATCATCTCTGCTGCCTCTTGGCTAGTATATCTCGCTCTAGATTCAGTCATACTATCTCCTTTTTAATGCCATAAAAATATAAATCGGGATGCGGCGCACCCACTTGAAATTCATATTCATTAAACATACTGTCAATGTCAATGTGTTTTCTAAAATCTTGTTCGGTTAAGTTTTTGTAATATTCCCAACCATTCGTAACTGTTAATGGACTATCTTGTGGACTAGTACGAGTAGTACCGTGTTCGGCTCTACCTGTTGTAGCACAAGACATAAACACTAAACCTTTTTGTTTAGTCATTCTGTACATATTGTTAAATGTCTCTACCCAATAAGGGTTATGTTCAAAACATTCACAACTACCAACTGTATCATATGTTTCATCTGGCTGAGTTAACTTTTGACCTTCGCATACTAAATCAACATCTGGTCCTGAACCTACATCAATCCCTAAGTAATCACATTCAGTAAAGAATATTCTTATTGAACCGTTAATGTTAAGACTACCCACTTCTAATACTTTTTTATTGAAAAAGTAAGTTGGATATTTTGTTTTCAGTGTTTGAATAAAATCAAATTGTTGTTGATGTGCCATATTATAAAAAATTTGGAGCGGGTAGAGAGAATCGAACTCTCAAATTAACTTTGGCAAAGTTATAGGTTACCATTACATCATACCCGCATTATCTTGTGAATTTTCGCTTTAATAACAACCAATAGTATCTAATTCCTCTAAAAGAAAAACTATCAAGGTTCATATTAACTAACGGAACTTCTTTAGGAACATTTCTGTATGCACGATTTATTACATCTTCTGATTTTGACATACAATGCGTTCCTTTATGTTTGGTACCTCGTTGGAGAATTGAACTCCCGTATCCACCGTGTAAGGATGGCGTTCTACCATTAAACTACCGAGGCTTACTATATGTTTGTATTATACTGTATTTCTTCTATTAAGTCAACTGCTTATTGCAGAGATTGGACACTTCAATAAATTTTTATTTAAGTTTACGAAAGAGTTTTATCTGTTGTGGTCTCCCGAGAGTGAATCGAACACTCGTCATATGGTCCCAAACCATAAATTCTACCATTAAACTACCGGGAGAAAATTTTGAAAATTTCGGTGAGTGATACCATTTCACCATACCGAGCAGTTGATTGGTTGCGGGGCTTGGATTTGAACCAAGGATGGCAAAGGCTTATGAGACCTCGCTGGTGACCGGACCCTCCCCGCGTAATTATTTATCTTATTTTTGGTGCGTGATAAAAGATTTGAACTTTTGCCCTCTATCTTGTCGAGATAGCGTTCTACCCCTGAACTAATCACGCATATTTAACAGGATGCTGTTTTGCTTTTGAATGATAAAAGTTTTTTTATTTGCTGGAAGCATCCTTAACTTGGTGGAGGATAACAGAATCGAACTGTTGTAAACAACTTGCAAAGCTGCCGTAATACCATTATACTAATCCCCCGAAATTTGTGATTGATTACTTATCTCATTATACGCCATCAATCAAGGCGAGTTTCTTTATGGTGCCCTAAGACGGACTCGAACCGTCACGCCTTTCGGCGCCAGAACCTAAATCTGGTGCGTCTACCAATTTCGCCACCAGGGCATTATTAAATCTTTGGCATCCCCTCTAGGACTCGAACCTAGACTAACGGTTTTGGAGACCGGTATGCTGCCATTACACTAAGGAGATATATAACAGGATCGTTTTTTTACGGTTTTGATTAGAAGTCAAATGTATAATTATTTGCTGAACCGATCCTTAACTTGGAGGAAGATGTGAGATTCGAACTCACGGACCCTTTCGAGCC